CGCTCGCAGGCGCCGGGCGCCGCTCGATCGGCACGATGCCCGCGGGCGGCCGATATGAATTGCCGGCCTCGCGCGCCATGCCCTGCATCGCGGTGAGGCGGTTCTGCTGCTTCTGCGCCAGCGTTTCCTCGCTGTCGCCGGGCTGCGGAAAATACTGCTGTTCGGCGTTGGCAAATTCCGAAGGCGAGATCGCCGCACCGCTTTCCTTGCGCAGGATGGCGTTGACGAAGTCGCGCTTGGATTGATCGAACTGCTGCCGGTCCCCCGACAGGAACCAGTTGCGCAACGGCTGCACCGCGCTGGGAAGACCTTTCGACGCTTCCAGCACGGTGCCGGTGAACGGAGCCACGACGCCCTGGTTGATCTTCTCGAACTGGTTGATGACCTCATGGGCCTTCGCCATGCGGTCGGTGTAGGTCGCGGCCTGCGCCTCGTCGTGGTTCATCGACTTGCCGGGCGCCACCAGCGGGTTGGCGGGAGCGGTTGGCCCCGAGCCTGCAATCGGACCTTCCGGCCCCTGCTTGTTGACCCGCACCAGCGACTTGACGCCGTTGTTTTCGATCTCCTTGACCTCCATCTGCGGGACGTCGGCGACCACGAAATTTTTGCGCGGATCGTTGGCGTTCATCGCGACGAGCTTGCCGCCGATGGTCTGGTAGGTCCAGCTGCCGGGGTCGAGCTTCTTCTGGATCAGGGCCTGCGCCAGCGGGCGCGTCAGCGTGTTCTGATACAGCGCCGCGATCTCCTCGCCGCTGACGCCCGCCGCCGAGGCGGGCTGCGACGACAGCAGGTTGCTGGTGACGCGGCTCGCCGGATCCGGCGCCGAAGGCATCGGTCCCACCAGCCCGCTCTGCATCGCCAGATCAGGCATGCCCGAAGGCGCCACGGGCGCGACCGGTGCGGCTGGAGGAGTCCCAGGCGCCGCAGCGGGCGCCGTAGGCGCGTTCGGCGGCATTGCCGGGGAGAACGGCACCGGGGGCGCGACCGGCGCGCCAGGCGCCCCTGCGGGTGCGCCGGGCAGCGGCGCCGGGAACGGGGCCGGACCGGCGGGCGCCGCGCTGGGCGCCGCGTTGCCGCCGAACAATCGCTTGATCAAGTCGCCCGACGCCGCGCGGTCGCGGTCGCTCTCGTCATAGGTCTCCTGTGCGCGGCGCGCGGCGGCACTCTGGATCGCGTATTCCTTTTGCCAGTGGGCGTCGGCGACGGCGTAGCGCGAGTCCTCGCGCCGCTGCTCGATCGCGCGCTGCTGCATGTTGAGGCCGATCTGCGCCAGCGACGGCACGCCGGATCGCAGCAGCACCTGCGCGTTGGCGTTCGGATCGTTGCCGAGACCCGCCAGTGCGGCCTGCTTGGCGCTCTCGGTCTGCGCGTCGCGGTAGACGTTGCCGAGATTGGCGAGCGTGCCCCACATCGAGGGGTCGACGGTGTTGTTGATGTTCGACTGCGGGATCTGCAGCGGTGCGATCGGCATTATTGTTCCCCGAGACCGGCTTGAAAGCGCTTCGCGTAACTGTCGACCGTGGTGCCATAGAGGTCGCTGGCACTTGGATTGTTCATGCCGCCCTCACCGGCAAACCACGCCTTGGCCGCGCCCACCGGGCCATATTTGTCGACGTACTGGCCGAAGCGATGCTTGAACACGGTTTCCTGTGCATCGGTGTCGGCGAGAAATTCCTGCGGCGTCATCGATGTGCCGAGCGCGGCCTGCGTCCAGCCGGGAATGTTGGCGCCCATGATCTGATACTTGCCGTAGGCGCGGTCGCCGGTCTTGGTCACCGGGCCCATCAGGTCGTAGCGCCCGCCGCTTTCGATGCCCGAGATCGCGCGGCTGTAGGCGTCGCCGCTCGGCATCGATGGTGTCGATGTCGTCGATGGCGCAGCGGTCCGCGCCAGGCTGGCCAGGGTGGTGTCAGGCCGATCGATCTGGCCGAGCCGCGCCAGCGGTGCAAAATTAAAACTGTTGTCGACCTGGGGCTGCGGGATCAGCAGCGGCGCGAGAGCCATCACGCAAGCCCGGTGACGCCGTTAGGAAACAGTCCCAGTCCCGATCCCAGATTGAGGCTCTTGATGCCCGAGCCGATCGACGAGCCAAGCGTCCCGAGCAGCGACGAGCCGCCGCCGGCCATCGCGCCGCCGAACGGGTTGCCGCCCATGCCGAGCGTCGCCAGCGACAGCCCGGCGCCGAGCAGATTCTTGGCGCCCGCCGCCTGCCCCGCCGCCACCATGTCGTTGTCGGACATCGTGCCGGTGGCGATGCCGCTGGCGACGTTGGCTTGGTTCTGCCCGTAGTTGCTGGCGAGGTTGGCGAGGTTGGTGTAGCCGCCCGACTGGCCCGCAGCGGCGGTGCCGAGAATGTTGGCGCCGGTCTGGCCGGCGCCGGCCAGATTGGTCTGCCAGTTGCCGTACTGCTGGTTCTGCAGGTTCTGCACAAAGGTGCCGACGTCTTCGGCCGCGTTGCCGGACTGCGACATGCCGGCCGCGCCGAGTGCGCGCTGGATCGCATCGGTGCCGGCGCTGACCGCGCCGGTATAGCCTGGATTGTTCTGGAACGCGGCGCTGGCGGCGGCATTGCCCTGCGGCCCGTTGAGCCCGAGTGAGTTGAGGTACATGCTGCTGGCGGGCGCGTATTGCGCGCCCAGCGCCGACAATGGCTGGTAGGCGCCGATCGCCGAGTTGAGGTTGCCGACGCCGGTATTGTAGGTCGAGGTCAGCGCGTTGTTGGCGGTCGTGCCGTATTGATTGAGCGCAATCGCATTCTTTGCAGCCGCATCTTCTTGCGCGCCGCCGCCGAACAGCGTGTCGAAGAAGCCCGCCATCAGTTTGCTCCTGCTGTGAATTTTTTCGTCGCGGCGTTCCAGATCAGAACCTGGCCCGTCGTCATCGTTGCGAAGTTGATTTCGGAAAACAGGTTGGCGAAGTCGGCCAGCGCCTTGAATTTTTCGAACCAGACCGGATCAACACCGTCCGGTTGGTCGACCGGGACGTGTTGCGACGGCAGGGAAATTTTCACTTCAGCTGATCCACCTGCATGTCGGCCCCCATGAACGCGAACGGCAGCGGCGCGCTCTCGCGCAAGCGCCAGCGCACGCCCTGATTTTGTGCCTGTCCCCAGATTGCCGAGCGCACCCGTTCATCGGTCAGCGACTGCCGTCCGATCTTGACGACGCGCGGATTGCTCCAGGTCTGGCCGCCATCGCGCGAAATCGAAATTGAAATGTCGGGATCGGTCTGCAGCGGGTCGGCGCCGGTCGCCATGCCGACGCCCTTGGTCAGATAGAGTTCGATGCCGTTGATGCGGATCTTGTTGGGGAACGCACCGAGCGGCCCGGTCTCAATGGTGATCAGCAGCGGGTCGCCAAATTCGCTGGAGGTGGTGCCGTCGATCACGGCAAAGTTGCCGGTCTTTTTGTCGCCGCAAATCCACTGCCCGAACGCCCACAACGGAAACAGCCCGCGCCAATATTGCTGCAGGTGCGACGCGCGCTGGTGCCACGTCAACATCGTGGTGTCGTATTCCCAACACCACGTCGGCCCCTGCACCACCACCATGCCGTGGCCTTGAGCCACATAGACCGAAACGGTGATGAGGCTCTTGTCCGGCTCGCGCTCGATCTGCAAATCCACGTCCGGCGTCGAGATCGGCGTCGGCGTGTAGCCGGTCAAGGTCGAGACCTTGAAATCATCGCCGACGAAAAAGATCCCCTTGCCGAAGCCGTCGTCGTGTCCGGCAATGGCATTGATGCCGACGACGCCACGCGGGATGGTCGAGACGTAGGTCAGCAGGTAGCCGGTCAGATTGACCGGGGCGCCCCACACTTCAATCGAGTTGGTCCCGCACAACAGCAGCTGGCCGTTATAGGGCACCGGACGATACAGCGCGTCGGGCTTGCTCTGCGCGGTGGCAAAGTTCAGCGCGTTGATGTTGACCGGGTTGGTGCCGGTGTCGGGGTCGGTGGCGAACACTTGCGCGTTCGGATAGGCAAAATGAAACGAGCCCTGCAGATAGCCGACCGCACTGGGCGATCCGACGATGAAGCCCCCCGAGCCGTTCGGATAGCCGACCACCGCATTGTTGGTGCCGGGCGGTGTCGCGGTGGTGGGCTTCGGGTTGATCCAGTAGGCGCCGTTGCCGGGCGCCACGATGGCGATGTCCGGCCCCGTCGAATTGTTGCGCGCCATCGTCACCGGGCCGTTGCCCAGCACGGTGCCCGACAATGGCGTGCCGGCGCCGCCGCCAGCCGGGAAGGTGTAGACCGCGTTGTCGATCACCGCGTAGATCAGGTTGCCGACCAGCAGCGCGCCGCGAAAATTTTCGCCCGCTGACGTGCCCCACGGCTTGAGCCCCGCGGTGCGCCAGTAGGCATAGGGCTTGCCGGCGGTGGCGGGCAGCTTCTCGGGGTAGCAGTTGATCAGGCGCCCGCCCGCGGCCTGCGGCTGGCGCCCCGGCGCGGTGAGCAGCGGAAACGGAACGTCGACCATTAGAAATAATTGCTCGACAGAATTTCGTAGGTCGGCGATTGCGCGATCAGATAGCGCAACCGCCGTTCGTGCTGTTCGATGGCGGCGAGATCGAGCGGCTGGTTGGAAAATTCCGCCGCCGCGTAGATCGCCAGAATGCGGGCGATGGTCTCGAACACCAGATTGGGGATGTCGTTGCGGTCGGGGACGGCGACGATCTTGCCGATTTCGGTCAGCACGTCATCGATGCAGCCGTCGATGGTCTCGTACTCAACCGCGCCCAAGGCCTCGCCCGGCACATAGCGCCCGAGGATCGCGGCGGCCTTGTTCACCAGTTCGGCGGAAGTGTGCGACAGCGCCATCCAGACCTCCCAAAACGAAAAAGGGCCGGATCAACCGGCCCCTTTTCTCACCTGTGCTTTTCGTGCTTGTCGGGTTTGTCGGGTTCGGCTTTGCCGCCGGGCCTGAACACCGGGTTGTTCTTGATCCGCTCGGCGGTCTCGTCATCGACCTCGACGTCCTGCGACTGGCCGTCGTAGAAGGTGAAGCCGAAAATCTCGAGAACCTTGCTGTCGCCGGGCGGTGCCTTGTAGATCACCGATAGTTTTTGAGTCACGGTCGCTGTCCTGTTTGTTTCACATGAAATCAGACGGTCATCCCGTCAGACGGTCATCCCGAACATGTAAAATTCGAGGACGCCGGGCGCGGGCGCGGACGATTGCGTCGCGATCAGGATCTGGATTTCGGTGTCGGTGAAGGTGCGGAAAAACTGTCCCGTCGCGGCCATCGCCGGAAACGCACCGCCCGCCGCGCCGATAGACGACGCCGACAGATAGCGCGCGGCGTTGCCGGGATCGCCGATCGAGAGCGACAGTGCGGTGCCGAGCGCCGGGACCGTGTTGCCGTACCAGCCGAGGATCATGAAACCGCCGGGGACGATAAAGCCGCCGACGACGTTGTTGGTGGTGCCGAGGTCGGCCGCCGTGAGGTTAATCTTGCGGCCGAAGGCTTTCATGGTGCGCGCGAAGCCCTGTAGCCCTTGCATGGGCTGGCCCCAATCTTTCCGATAAACCATTGGTGTTTCCCTTTCCGGGTGGGGAGATAACCGCCGGGAAGTGATTTCCCCGGCGGGCAGTCTTCGGGAGATTTACGCAGCCGCAGGCGCGGCGACGAAGCCGGTAACCATGCCCCAGTCGACCAGCGTGCCGAGATCGCTGGCGGGGGCCTGGCTGACGCTCTGCGGTGCCTTGGCGATCTTGGCGACGCCGTACTGGGCCTCGATGCCGAGACCGGTGATGAACTCATAGTCGCCGTCTTCCAGCCGCGTCGGCCGCGCCAGCTGGCCGGTGGCGTAGGCCATCGCCGCCTGACCGCACAGGAAGTACGGCTCGACGTCGACGCCGGCACCGCCGACACCCAACTGGATCAGGCGCTGGGTGATCTCGGGGATGTTCTTGTAGAGGATCCCGTCGTACATCAGCGCGCCACCCGTGAAGATCGGGTTGGTCTTGGTGGCGTTGCCCTCACGCGCACGCGCATCGCGGTTGGCCTGGAACATCACCGGATCGTTCTGCAGGCTCTTGAACGCGCGGTCGCCGAGGAAGCAGACGAACATTTCCTCGTCCAGCTCCTCGATCTCCCACGGGGTGATCTTGGGCCGGCCGTTGTACTGGCCAGGATTGGCGGGCGAGACGCCCGACTGCTTCGCCAGCTGCTTCGCCAGCGATCCGATCGATGCCGACATCACGTCGGTGGCGACTGCAAGGCTTCCGGCCGCCGCCGTCCACGTCGCGGTCACGCCGGTCGCGACGTTGTAGCTGTTGCTGATCTTGGCGCCGAACAGATTGCGATCGTAATT